AGGCCACTGCGGCCCTGCTGGAACAGCGTGTTCTGGAGCTGGGCCATCTGCCGCTCGCGGCTGGGGGCCAGCAGATCCTGCTGCCTGGCCATGTATTGCTGCGCGGCCTGCTCCGGCGACTGCGCCAGGTACTGCTGACCAAGGTTAAACAGCCCCTGTGCGCCAGTGGTGAGCGGGGCAAACATTTCTTGCGCCTGCTCGGCCTGCGTCAGCCCGCCCTGGGTCAGGGAGAACAGGCGGTCTTGAATCGCGCGGGCCTCGGGCGACAAGTTGTAGCTTGCACCGCTGACGCGCCCGTCAGGTCCGTACTGGAATTGAGACTGACCAAAGCGAGTCGTGATGCCTACTGGCCGGAACCGCGCCTCTTCAGCGGCGATCCTCGCAGCTTCAGTCTGCGCTCGAGCGGCGGCCTCGGCGGCGCGGCGGGCGGAATTACCCTGCATAACGCCGCCCAAGAGCGAGGCGCCGGCGGCAAGAATAGCGGGGAGTGCCATATCAATTCTCCTGGAGCGTAATGCAGATCTTACGGTTCATCTGCTTAAAGTGATGTTTAATCATTCGTAAAGGATGTTGATGGACCCCGCATCGAACGCGTCTGTTCCATTGACGGTCGTGACACGAACGCGGCTGAGAACGCTGGAGAGAGTAACGTCACCACCACCGAAAACAGACACCGAAGTGCCTTTTTTTCCTGCATGGCTAGATACCCACGAATTACCGCTTATATTCACCAGCGTCATGGTGCCAGAAATGGTTTCGGAGGCGCCATTTTGGTGAATGTAGAAGCCAGATGTTGAGGTAGAGCCAGCGGGCAAAGTGCTATCGGCGACAGCATTGCCGCTCGACACATAGCCCGAAGTGGTGAATGAGCCAGATCCGATCTGAACCAGAAGGCCACTTGACCCGTTTGTGCCAACACCACTGAATACTACGGTTACACGTTTTACGCCGGTGGGGATTCCGGTGAAGTCAATGTTGGTTCCGCTGGTTGATGCTTGCGAGGTGCCAGACGTTATTTTCGCGGAAACCTTATTGTCTCCATTGTTGTCAACATTTGAAGGTGCCGAGGCCCAAGCGCCGGCGGTGGTTTGCGTTGAGGAAACATAGCCAACGACCCTGAACGCGACAGAAGTGCGTGCTGAAGTGGAGTAGAAAACCGATCCGCTATCGGCCCCACCAACGCCGCCTTCGGCGGTAGTGTTGATCAAAAGGCCCTCGTCCAAAAAACCATAGACCGAAGAGTTGACTACCGCCAGCTCCACGGTGCCGGCGTTATCAATGGCGACAACAGCCAGCCTAGATTCCACACCGTTTGCAGTCCCCAGGGTGGAGCCGTTTGACACGGTCATCGAAATCGCGCTGGGGACAGACCGAGTCACCACCGCTCCAGAAGAAAGCGTGGAGGACCGGAAATCTAACGTGCAAGGGTTTAACGTCAGCGTCAGCGCGTTGGAGCTGACAGATGCCGAAATGCTCGACAGACTTGTGTAGGGGATATTCGACGACCCCTCAAACGAGTATGACCAACTAGCGGCGGTTGTTCCGCTAGTAAGGATGCACACGAACTTTACAGTGGCTTTTGACGGGATGTTGATGATGTTGTTAAGGCCGCTCGACTGTACTGTTACGACGCCGGTCGAGTTGTTCGTGATGGTATAGCCCAAACCAAGAGCTAGCGTACTGGTTACAGGCAAAACAACCGTTTGCGAAGACGAGCCGGTAAAAAACTGCTGGTGAGCGCTCGAAACGGTGAGCGTTGTAGTCCCCGCAGCAGTAGCCGTGGTTTCGTAACCCAACTTGATGTTGTCGATAACGGGGCGGACAGCGTTGTCGATAGTCGTCGCGCCAGATAGGGTCGTCGCCCCAGAAGCTGACAAGGTCGTAAAAGCGCCAGATGCCGGCGTGCTTGAACCTATCGTCGAATTGTTAATCGTTGCACCAGAGATTGACGACGCTGTTGCGTCAAGTTTAGACGCCACCGCAATAGCGATGTTGTTGAACTCGGTGTCAATCTCCGTGCCCTTGACGATTTTGAGCGGGTTACCAGAGGCCAGCGCGTCCTTGGTGGCGAAGTTCGTACTCTTGGTGTAGTTGCTCATGACAGCTTCCCGTCCTTGTATTGGATTTCAATGCGCTGCACAGAAAGTGGCGCTCCGTTGATGTCGGACTCGTAGCCCGTTTGAACAATTTTGCCGCTGCCGCTGGCTGACACAGACAGCGTCTGCAGCGCCACGCCGTCGGCGTACTGGGCCAAAGGAGAGCCGTTTGCGCCGTACTCTGCCGTGCCGTACTCTGCAACGCCTTGCGTAGGAATCTGGACGTTGGCCGACAGATAGTTCGACATGAAGTCAAACCCCCACTTCATCGTGACGAACTGGTTCGTTCCGCCGATGACGATTGCACGCAGGCGCTTCAGGATCGAAGTGACGTTGGCGTTGCCCAGGTCGGCATGGTTCGTGTAGTACATGAACCGATAGAGGCTGCCGTCGTCTTGGTAATTGCCGTATTTGCCGATGTAGCCGTTCTTGCCGATGAGCACATCGCCGTTGCGCCGTGAGAGCAGCGCCGTCGGTTCAATCAAGTCCCACGTCGTGACGCGGAAAGATCCGTCCTGCAACTGCCCCCGGGTGTCAAAGCAGTAGACCTCTTTGACCGACGGAAGCGTCAGCAGATAGAAGGCCTCTTTCTCCGAGTAGACCGACTTGATGTTGGCAAACGTCTCGCCGGCCAAGATCTCCGCCAGATCGTTGCGGACGTTCTTGGACAGATCTCCCAGCGGCGCGGACTTCTCAATGATCGTGCGGGCAAAAGACCGGACGCCGGAGTTGGACAGGAACAGCACGTCCTTGCCCGTCGTCTGGATCGAATCGCGGGCGATGCATCCGATGCCGCCCACCGTGTCCTGCAGGACGATGCTCGCCGGCGCTGTAGCGTTAGAGTAAACCAGAATCTGCGTCTTGCCGAAGATGATCAGGAAGTTGTTGTGCGCCGCCAGGCCCTGAACCTCATCCGGGCCGTTGGGCCAGATCTTGCTGACATCAAGCGAGCCGGCGGTGCCAGTCGACCAGACGTGGCCGGCCAGCAGATCGGAGAAATAGACCGTCGACTTGTTGGTCGAAGTGTTGGCCGCCCAGAGGCGACCATATGCTGAGACCACAATGTCCGCGTTGGGGACCGTGGCCGTGTAACCCGTCTTCTCAGTCACGCGCCGATAGGTCGTGGTGCTGACGGCCGGATCATAGATCAGCGGATCGTGGCCGGCTTGGAAGAAGTACGTGATGCCGTTGAGCGAGGCGCACGACCAGTTGCTGGCCGAGATCGTGGGAGCCGTACCCCCTCCCCCGTAGGTCAGCTCGACCACCGCGTTGGAGCTGTCGAGCTTGAAGATCTTGTTGTTGCCGGCGAACAGGATGGTAAGCGTCCCGTCAGCCTGCAGTAGCTCGTGAATCACCCCGACGTTGTTCGCGCCGAGGTTGCCTGACGAGCTGTTGACCTTGGTCCAGCCCTTACGAGCGCCCACGCGGCCGTACTGGTCGATGACGCAGTTGGTGGCGACCAGCGCAAAGCCCGACGCTAGATCTAGCGGCGAGTCTTGCGTGTTCAGCCCGAAAAAGCCCGGAGCTGAGACGCTGGCAATTTGCAGCACCTCGCTCATACAGCCACGAACTCCTGGGCCTCGGGATACCGGGTGCTCTCCAGAGCGATGTAGTCCGCCAGCATGGAGCGATACAGGGCATATGCCTCAGAGGAGGACATCCCCCCGTCCTCGCCACGCTCGACTAGCGCCCTGGCGTAGGCGTTTTGCACCACCAGCACATCAGGCACCAGAACAGAGGTGCTGTCAGACGACAGCGTGGCCTGGGGGACCGTCAGCGAGAACTGGATGTTGTAGACGTTGTCCGGCCGGGCGTAGAGCACGACCTTGGTGTCGCCGTTGCCGTCCACGCCGTCAAAGGCGTAGGCGTTGGGGATGCCAGAAATCGGGGTCGTGAAGTTTTGGTAGCGGTTCATCTCCACGAAGGAGATGTTCTGCATCCCGACGTTGGCGGTCGTGTTGATGGCGTCCATGACCTGGAACTTCTGGCCGATGCCGGTCATGGAGTAGATGTAGGTGCCAGCGACCGTGGGGATCGTGAGCGTCTGGCCCAGGACGTTCCAGGCGTAGGCGTCTTCGATCTGGCGCTTGGCGTCGTTGACGAACTTGCCGATCAGCGTCGAGTACGCCGTCTCGGTGCTGGTAGACACTTGGGTCTCCCGCAGCCTGGCCAGCACATCATTGATGAGTTGCAAGTAGGTCATGTCACTTCTTCTTTGCG